TCTGTCTAACGTGCGGTCGTGAATAACCACGGGGACATTATCTAACGTCTTCCGAACATCAAACTCTACCACCTTGCTGCGTGCTTTCCTAAACGCGGTAATTGTATTTTCCGGATACATTGCGGAATATCCGCGGTGAGCTATCAGCATGTCTTACCTTACATATCACATATATAATTAATGCTAGAAGGAATTCTAAACATTAATTGTGTAAACACGCTGAGTTATACAAATACCGGAAGGTGCTTCACGTACGTCTTGGAAATATCTCCAGAGGCACACAACAATTTACAAAAGTCGACGGTGCGTTCATCTGAAAAGGACTTCGATATGATATCAAGAATATTATCGGGTCCCGTTATGGCAATCACGTGATTTTCGATTATGAATTCGTCAAAGGTTCTGTCTATGAACCTAAATATATAATCCCCATGGCCGTACCCCCTTGCTATTAACAATGCACGTCCCTTAAAACGTCTTTTGGGATATGAGGAGGATATATATTGCGTTGCATGCCCCTCCTTCGTTATGTCTTTATGACATATTATTGGAAAAGAACAAGCTTCGGTTTGGTCCACGAAAAAGTCTTTTACGTGGTGTGATGATACCCCAAATGATATACCGACGCCAAAGGATTTCAGCGGTTTTGTCCCGCTAGATATCTTGTTCAGTTCCGCAGCGTGCTGATTTATGACATTCTCCCCCGCTTTGAATATATACGGCGAAATAAAGGGGTTGTCTTTGTTCTTAGGTCTCAGAATCAATATAATCACCCGCACACTCGTCCCCATAAAACCGCTCGAAGGGAAGGTGTGCATTGCCTCGACGTTCGTGGTGTTGGTTATTAGGTCCAGGGTAGGTTTGTAAAACGAACTTTTAAGAATTGATGCGGGGAGTACCATTGCTAACACGCCGTCTGAGGACAAATGTTGAGTGATGCACTTGTAAATAACCTCAATGCACAAATTCGACCGACAGGTCACTATGCGAGGGTCGTGCACGAACCCAGTAGGTCTCACCACGAAGGGGGGGTTGCCTATGATCAAATCAAATTTTTTGGGCGAAGACCATGTCATAAAGTCATGTTCCACCACGGTAGAAGTTGTTGTCAAAGATTTGGCAATATCTACGGATCGGGGGTCTATCTCTACGCCAGTGATTTTAGCTTTCGGGTACAGTTTTTCACAACCGACTAAAAATTCCCCCGACCCACACGTTGGTTCCAAAATCCTCTTGGGGGAAACGTTTAATTCGCTTACTTTCTGGAAAACAATATCGCGTATGTATTTAGGGGTGTAAAAGACCCCTCCGGCAAATCTGTCTTGCTTGGGCATACTTTTTTGGAACTCAATAGACTTTATATCAAATTGAGTATTCATACTTGTATATATAAAAAAAATATGAGGATTTTACTCAAAGATTGGCAGGTTTAATATAATATCCTTGGTGAGACGGCCAGACCCACATATACTCTGTATGTACACATTTGTCCTGGGGTCGCTCAGTGATTTATATAAGATATCAATATCCCTCCCAAACACCGCAATCATCGAACTATCAAATAAAAATGACGGAGCCTCGAACATTGCAAACTTCAAAATATACTCATTCCCCATAACGACGCCATTAGTCCGAGATAGCAATAGACACCTCCCAGAATTGGTCTTGTTCCTGTTTTTTATGTATAATCTTTTGTTCTCGTCAAACGATATTTCATCTTGTTTAATATCGGTCTGTAAAATAAAAAGGACGTCGTTTGGATCTCTAGAAAAACAATCTTTGAGAGAGCCGGTCATGATACCATACTGTAATCTCAAATCTAGGTCCTTTATCTTGCGACAGTCGCTTGACATTCTCCTAAGTCCATCGGCTTCTTTTGTAAGTATACCCCCGAAATCAAACCGCGGGTTCGAAGAAGGAGTGTTTCTCATAACGAGAATACTTACACCGGCGCTCGTATCTTTGAAATTGTGGTTACGTATGGTGTCGAAAAACAGAATTTGTTTAGACAGAATGAGATCTCTTGTGGGCTTTGAGAAACACCCGTTCATTATCGTCGAAGGAATTACCATTGCGAGGATTCCGCCATCATTGAGGTGATATGTCAGACACTTGTATAGGAATTCTATATATAAATTGGACCTGCCTACGGATGCCTCTGGAAATACGGACTTAACTTGCACAAAAGGCGGGTTACCCACGACGAGGTCGAATTTGCTTCCCATATCCCAAGTCAAGAAATCCTCATTATATATCTTGGCATCGGGAACAACACCTTGTGTGGAAATCGCAAGGGTGGGTTCCAATTCCACACCGACCAGAGAGGCATTGGGGTACTTGGAGCGACAATCAACAAGAAATTCCCCCGAACCACACGATGGTTCGAGCACCGTCGATGGAGTTATATTTCCAAGGTGGCTGAAAAGTATATCTCTGAGAGGTTTTGGTGTGAAAAATATGCCTTGCTTGGATCTTTTTTTCATTCCGAGCTTTTTCTGAAGATCGACCGACGAAGGTAAAAAGTCCATACACTCGGTTATACTTTAAATTTCAGCGTTTTACGAAACCAAATCTCCAACAGGGGTTCATTGTCCGGTTACCCCAGTAAATATTAAGCGTAAAGAATGATTTCCCAGGTTTATCCGTGTATATTCCAGATATCTTGAGGATGAACTTGTCGAATGCGGGTTTCTTGCCGTCCTTTTTCGATTCTACAAAGGTTATGCTGTCGTTGGGACACGACCTGTCCCCGCCTATGAAAGCGGTTTTGGTCCCCTTAAATACCTTGAAGGAAGCTGATTTGGCAGACCACGTTAGCCAGAAGTCTTTACCAGTTATATTCTTCTTCAGAACACGGTTGATGCTGTTTATATCAAGCTGACATTGGTATTTTTTTAGAAAAGAATTCGTATATTTTCTCATTTCGCCATCAATTTCATCTCTCTTCGCAATATCACCACCTCTCCCCCGCATACCGTTGTACAACTTGTCCCAAAAATTAATGTGTTCTTTCATAAATTTATCACCCGGCCTTTCCATTCTATACACATCCTTCTTGTAATCCTCAAATGACGGTAACTCACCACGGGGGGTAAACAATTTATTCTGCATATCAAGTGTTTTCAGCACATCGTACCACCCCTTTATATACGCATCACCTTCGTTGGGTATATTTATCAAGTGAGAATTTTTCAGAGAAACCGCATAAAATTGGGGGGTGCATGACCACGGCTGCTCTTCGTCCGTGCACTTTGTTTGGGTTGCTTTGAATTCCATCGAACTGTACGTGGATTTTCCTTTTAGAAGTATGTCGAAATCGTGAGACTGTCCCTGACCTCCCGCTGGTTTTACATCTACGATATCCAGACCCCTACTCTCAACTGCCTCTTTCAATTTCTTAAATAACTCGTTTAACTGAGGAGTTTTATACTCGGGGGTAGTTCGTTTAGAAATCTGGTACAAACTCACACACACAAAGTGCTCTCTCACGTAATTCAGAGAACCAGAAGAGGCCCTGGAATCGGCATTGTCTTCTTTGGACTTGAAGAACGCATCTATGGTTTGCCTTTCGTCTATAACAGGAAACGACCTCAAAATCTGAAGCTGCTGAGACACGGGTAGCTTTTCAAAAGCCTTTTTGGTAATTTTGCGTTCTTTAAGAATACGCTCTAAAATAGGGCCCGCGCCGCATGCTCCCAATTCTATGTTTCGCAGTTTGACAGCCATGTCCATCCCCGTGGTAGACGTTGCTCTCTGTAAATCACGATTATCATCGACGTTTAATTTTTTAGTAGAGGCACGTTGTAAACGCGGGACACGGTGGGAAATAGTACTATCCTTAATAACAAATGGTGAAAAAGGAGCTCGTCTTTTATCAGCGGTTGTGTTACCAAAGGGGGTTTCTAGCATTTTCTTCGGTGGACTTTTCGAGGGACTCCTTGATACGTTGGTAGGGGGGCTTTTAGAACGGATTCTAAAAATACTAGATGGACTTTTAGATGGACTTTTCGACGAACTTCTTGATACATTTGACGGGGGGCTTTTCGAAGGACTTCTCGAAACCTTCGGGGAACCGCCTTTCTTCTGATAAGTCCTTTTGCGTATATTTAATAGTTTCTCCAACTCGGGGACCGTTGGCTTCTTGGAGAACACAATTCCCTTTTTATTCGCCTGTCTCATCAAGAGTTGCCGCTTGGTGAGGATTTTATCATTCAAAGTATTACCCCCTTTCAGTTTTCCAATGTTTACACGCTGTAATTTGGCTAAATTTTCTCTACTGGGGATAGGAGGGTACATTTATATAGGGACTTATTTTTTTCCAACCGCCCAATTGCTGACCAGACTAAACGCTTTATACATGTATAAACTTTTCAGGAAAATGTATTTAGAAAAAAAGAATAAAAAAAAATAAGGATAACTCCTCTAAAGATAACTCTTTATTTATTTAGAATAACTTAATATTTGTATTGAACATATATCAAAGATGAATATAGAAACACATAAATTTCATGTATACGCATGTGGCTGCGGTTTCAAATCAACACATCCGGGGAATGCTAGCAGACACAAAAAAGTTCAGTGTGGTCATCTCATGGTAGATGAGATAAAAGAGTTTGTTTTAAAAGAAGACCATTTGGCAGCACTTGGCAATACATCTCCCCAAGTGGGGAACGTGTCTACGTATATCGCAAATAATACAGATAACAGCACTAACAATACGCATATCGGGGATGTTAATAACAATATCACAAACAACATAACACTTATGCTTCCGGAGAGGACGACCAAGGAAGACTTCATTGAATACCTCGAAACATTGGGTCGTCTGGGGTTTCGAACTCCAGAACAGATAGCGACGATGCCGGGGAAGATGCTGATGTTTACGCGAGACGCTAAGAAACTCCCTGGTGCTCTGGTCGAACGAGACAAGAAAATCATAGAAAAGCTCCCCGATGGAACCGAACGTGTAATGGGAAAGAAAAAAGCGATACAAACATACACCCACGAAGCTGTTGATGCATTGTGTTTGAGACCACCTGCTGACGGAATTATTGATTTTTTTGAGACTGAGCGTGGGTTCAAACGAACGAAGATATCATTACAGGATGCTGCTAAATTGCGTGTCACAAATCCCCGTGGTTATCATCAATCCGTCCCGGACGATGTGAAATTTCGCCATCAGAAAATAGAATCGCATACTGAAAAGTATCTTGACAAGATTACAAATGAAAACAAAACAAATGGATTTCTGTGAGTAAAAAATTGTATTCTTATGTTAATACAATGTCTTCAGTACCTCCTCAGAGACCAAATGTGAACGATAAGTGGTGCGAAGTTTCCACCGAATTC